GGCGGACCATCACAAGGTGGTGGTGCGTCGATGATCTGCTTTCACCGACCTGGGGCATTCGCCACATACTTCGGCTTAGATAACGACAACGTTCTCAGATATGGTGGTTGGAGTATGGGTGCTGTTGCATACCGAGTCATTTTTGGTGATGGCTACGGTAACCCTGGTGGCATCTCGATAACTAGCGGTATCATCCAGATGAGTAACTGTGATATCCAGCAGGTCCGTACTCTGTATGGTATGAGTAATGGCTGCTACTTCACGTCAAGTGGTAGTGATACGTGGTCTTGTCTCAACCACCTGAGTATTGGGTACGATCTGACCGTCGGTAGAACTCTCACAGCCACTGGTGGCAACTCGACGTTTTCTTATGTGATCTCCAATGGCGGGATGGACTGCAACGGTAATTTGTACTTCAATCACAATGGTGGTATTTATATCTCGAATAATAACTCTCAGTTCATCCTCTCTCAAGCACCAATCAGCACCAATGGCTACTATTACTTTGTCAACACCACGGTTGCATTTTACTGGAATGGGTCTGGTCTTCAGAACAGCAATGGTGCTATCTATTCAGCGGGCTTTGTAGCCACTGGTACTGGAACCTATAACTTCGGGGATAGCAACGTGCGTATTTCCCGCCCAGGGAACATCATGTACTTCTATGCCTATGATGCACAATGGGCGTTTATTCGGACTACAGATAGCTTCAACTGCGGATATGTTGATGGTGGCGGTTTCCATAACACATCCAAGAAAAAATACAAGCAGGATATCTTACCAATTCAAGATGGTTTGAGAATCGTTACTGACCAACGGGTGACACCAATCCGATATGCCATCAAAGGGAAAGACCCGATACCTGCCATTGGTTTCACAGCCGAAGACATGTCTCAGGTAGTCCCTGAAGTAGTAGGTTACGATGACGAAGGGCCAGCATCTATAAACTACAGTTCTCTGGTAGCTGTATTGTGGGATGCGGTACGCACTCTCAATAAACGAATTGAAGTATTGGAGAAAACTGCATGACGATTCCTCCGTACATACCCCCTGGCGGACAATCAACTGTTGGGCTGACTCCCACTTCGTCTAGTGACGTGAATGTTGCTGTGGGAAGTTTACTCCGACAGTTTACTGAAATCCGGTCCAGAGTTGATCATTTCCAGAGCTGGTTGGTAACTATAGATCTCAAGGCACAGCCATATCTGATGTCTGATGAAGATGAAACTCTAATAAAGTCAGCGATAGGTGGACTTGATGCATCTTTGAAGACGGTAGATATGACCTTCATCAATCGTCTTACGGGGTTGTGGTAATGAAATACATTCCACTTCGTACTATCCCAACAGATGGTGAGCCGTTGTCGTATGGGGAAGTCATCCGTACAGTGATCCGCCAGCCACTTGAGAAAGATAAGGGTGTAAGCATCGAAGAGATGCGCAAAGGCATCCGTATCTTCGACAAACTCGATGCAAGTAAAGACGTTCTAGAGCTAGAGGATGCAGATTATGATCACTTGAAGGCCAAGGTTGAAGCGATGCAGTGGGGTATGGTGGACCGTAATCTGCTAGATTTTATTGACAATGTATTGAACGCCAAAGATACCAGCCAAAACGGCAAAGTCTCAGTTGAGGCTGTGAAGGCTAGCTAATGCCTGTACAAACCGTACCCAGGTTTGAGGATCCAGCGTTTACTTCAGACGTTCAGGACCCCAATACAGCACCAACATGGGGTGTAGCGCCCAGGCTAAACTTTGATAGTCTGGACGGCTCTCTGTTTGTGTTCAACAACGCCAACGAATTCGTCTTTGCCAACGAGGCAATGTCATTAGAGCAGCTTATAGTCAAGTCGATGATTACAGAGCGTCTGATGTATAATGCCTACGATAAGGAGTTTGGTTCCGATTTCTGGACCATTCTGGGCCGTGGGCTAAGCGAGTTGGCTATTCAATCCGTTGCTGAACGCTTTACACGAGAGTGCCTTGCCCCCATCAACTTGATCCGTCTCATTGACAAGTTCGTTAGCTCTGTACAAGGAGACCAGCTATACATCACTTTCCGCGCAGTTATTATCTCTGGACACGAGCAACAGTTTAGTTTCGCAAGGACGATTCGGTGACAACTATTACCTCAGTGACTCCTTCACTGACTCAGGTTGGAGTCGACACAACGTTGGAGATCGCTGGGACTGGGTTCCTAGTTACAACTATTGCCAGACTGGAAAGCCCGGAAAATCCTCCGGTACAATATCCATTGACTGGCTTCCAGTTGATAACTAGCCAGGTCATGCGTGCACTTGTCCCCGCCAACGTGGTCCCGATCGGGTTCTACTCGGTAGTGGTTGATAACGGCGGCGAGGACATTGCACAACTGACTAATGCCTTCAGGATCAGTGTCAATCTTCCTGCTAGGCCGTTTCTGACCAACAACACAACAGACATCATCCAAGCACGTATCATGGACCGGATTGGGTTTGCTCCCAACGGGTTGCCATACGATAAGCGCAAAGGTCAAGTTCCTTGGGATATGACTGCTGCACAGTCTCCCGAGTTTGAGAAGATCTACAAGCGCCTGGATGATCTGTTCCCACAAGGCTTTGCGCAGTTCATGGGTGGTGCGCTGCTAGATCTGCGTGCTGAAGAGCATGGTGTACTGAGGAACATTGCCAGTTTCTCCACCACGGTAATGGAGGTCACTGCCGCTGTTGGTACCGTGATCCCTACTGCTATCAGATTCAGCACCACTGCGACACCAAATACCACAGACAGACCTATCGTCTTCAACAGTGTTGAGACTGCGCCAATTATCCAGAAGAATCCTACTGCGGGTCTTGTCTATAGTGCTACCGTAACTAGTATGCGGGACAATACTGTCAACTGGACCACAGACCAGTGGAAAGACTATTATGCCCTGATAACTTTAGGCAAGGGTCTTGGGCAGTGGCGCAAAGTCATCAATAATGATACTCAAACCTTGAATGTTTCAGACTGGGATACTGGTAACATTCCAAACGCTACGTCTACTTACAAGATCTTTACTGGTGTATCTGTTCAAGCAGCAGTAGCTGGTAGACGTGGTAACGTTCTGGCTGGAGCCATTAACAGACTAGCAGTACCAGTATCATTTGTTAGTGCTGTGAACAATCCTGTTGCTGCTATTGATGGTGTAGACAGAGAGTCGGACAGACTATTCCTCAGCAGGTTTCTACTGACAGTACGGCAGAGATCTGCTGGTGGTAACGATACAGACTACCAGATCTGGGCGCGTGAAACTCCAGGTACTAGTTTGGGGACAGTAAGTGTACTGGAAGAATGGGCGGGCTATGGCACTGTCAAGGTAGTTATCGTAAACTCCGACAACACTATCTCAGATTCTGCCACGGTAAGTAAAGTGTACGATTACATCCAGACGCGCAGACCTATTGGTGCACATGTGACAGTAGAAGCTGCAACTGGTGTACTTATTGAAGCTAACTTTACTCTTACCGTCAAGGAAGGCTTTAGTCTGGTTGCGGTACAAGAGGCAGTCAGGACAGCGATCACTGCTTACTTGAACACTGTGCCTGTTGGTGGTGATGATGGCTTTGTTATGTTCTATCGCGTGCAGCAAGCTGCGATTACCAACACCGATGGTATCGACACCTTCAATATGTACTCTACCGGCTACGGTATCAGGCGTGCGGGGGCAGCGAACTTTGGTACAGCAGACGTAACAATATCAGGTACAGAGAAACCAATTGCGGGAGCTATTACGGCTGTATGAAAGATAGCGATTTCTATGGTTGGGGCGAGCTCCTCATGGAGAATCTTCCCACTTATTGGGAAGAAGACGACTTCATGCAGCAGTTTCTCATGGCAATTGGGTTTGAGTTTGATGCCATTAGTAGGTTCACCCGCTTCATGGTATCAACTGAAATCCAAGCGGCTATTGACCAGACGTTGACTGCCAATCTGGAGCCGATGCACTCTGCATGGTTTGCGCGTACTGCTAATGCTGATGCGCTATCATTCTGGGAGCAAATGTTCAGTGCGCCTACTGATGCTTCTCTAACTGTTCCACAGCGCAGGTCTGAAATCATCGCTAGGATGCAAGGTACTGCCACACCAACACCAGCATACATACATTCCCAGATTGCCAACTACGCAGATGAGATTTCGGTGATCGAGTACTTCGACTTGCCACCGAACGATCTAAGGCGTTATAGTTTCAGTATTCGCATCATCAAACCCAAGGGATTTCCACCAAGCGTCCAGCAGAACATCGACCTTATGATCAGGAGAATCAAACCATCACATCTAGGTTACTTCATCGAGTATAGCGAGGTAACCTGGCATGGTGACACAAGTAATATGACAGATAGGACGTGGACAGACCTAGGCAATATCACTTGGGCAGATCTCCGGTTTGAGGAATAATAGATGCAAACAACTGTTCGTCATGGATTTCTACTTCCTGAGGTAACTGATGATGACCCTACACCAAACGCTGGTGTTAGGGATACAACAAGATTCAATTCCAATCTAAGCGACCGCAGTACCTTCTTCGATTTCAACGAAAACATTACTGGTAGATGGAGTTTTCCGACCATCACGCTTACGGGTGGTTTGAGCCAGGACTTTCTCAATAACTCGGGTGCTGCCAGACAGTTTGGTGACGTGGTGATGCTTGATCCTAATGCGGATCGGGCATTTATCTTGCCAGTTGCGTTGGCTGTCGGACCTCAAGTAGGTGTGGTCGTTGAGGATATTGCTGCTGGTGCCGTCGGACGTGTTGCGATGGAGGGATTTGTACGGACGAAGGCAACTGGTATTAGCCGTCTACAATATCTCGTGACACAAAACGCTAGCGTTATAGCTACAGGTATGGCGGCGGGTACTAGCGCAGCATTTGGATTCGCTCTGGAGAACCCATCTGGCGGCACCTGCCTTGCCTACCTGCACCCTAGCGCTGGCAGCGACCCAGAGAGTATGTACAAGGGCACGACTCTCAGGGCTAACACCACCCCGATTACGGCAGCTATGCTCAATGGCAAGCTGTACTTCTTCGGGTATCTGGCATCTGCACAAAGCCTGATTCTTCCTGATCCAACTCTGGTAGAACGACCCATTACCGTTGTTGCTGAAGCAGGTACTATCACGGTTACTGCAACCGGAGGTAGTACAGTTTATGGTGGTTCTACCAATCTAGTTACTGGTGCTATCCAGAACGGTGTAATCGTTGGTGGTGATGCCTTCCAGTTCAAGAGCAATGGCATCCAGTGGAGGGCGGCATGACATACGCTGCCTCGCAAGTATCCTATTGGGTTGGGCAAGCTAACGATCTCAGTACGGCTACTCATCCACCTGGGTATAGCTCTGGACAGCGTTGGTCTACCACTTCTTCACAATGGCAGAACTCATACAACGTAGAGTACAGTAACGCCAGAGATACATCCACTGGTGCACATCCTACAGGTTGGGCAAATGGACAACTGTGGAGTACCACTGCCGGACAGTGGTACCCAATGTACGTTGCCGAGTACAACAATGCTAGAGATACTGGCGGAGGCCAGGGTAGCTCTGGTCTTGGAACACAGCATCCACCAGGGTGGGGTTACGGACAGTTCTACTCCACTACGGCTGAGCAGTGGAATGCTCAATGGGGTAGTGAATGGCGGAACGCAAGAGATCCTCAGGGTTATGCCTACAGCTACCCAGGACAAGGTGCCAATGCCGTCTTCTGGAGCCAGACTGCTGCATACTGGAAGGGACAAGCAGATTACTACTGGGGACCAAACCGACTCTGGAACAACGGTTCTACTTGGGAGCAGTTGTATAATCTCTACGTAGGTTACTACAACGATATGGTCAGCCAGATGCAGACCTGGCAGGCCAGAGCCAATAGTGCCTGGGGTCCCAATCGTGTGTGGGGCAATGGTGAAAGTTGGGAAGCTGCCTACAATCGCGTTCTCCCACCTGCACTTTCTATCCTCGCTACTGCTTTGTCTGTTGGTAGTTCTGGCACTGGTGGGCAATGGCAAGACATTGCAGCAATAACCGTCAACCGAACAGGTTATTGGGCAGGGATGATCCACTGCTACTTCGGTGGTGGTGCGCCTAATCCTTATGGTGGTTTTATTCGTTTCCGATTTGGTGGAGCTATCGGGACACAGCAGAACTTCAACAACCCTGCGCCTGGAGCTACTAACTTCGGCTGGCACACTGGCTATGATGGTGCTGGCGGAGCGGTGCTGGTAGGTTCGGGAACAGTAATCGCAGTACAGATGAATTGCAATACTGGCATGGGTATGAATGGGAATTTGTGGGTGGTCTTCTGTCCTACCGATCAGTATCCACACTAGGAGGATATGTGATATCACTACAGCTCAATAACATGACTGCTAGGAGATTGTCGTACCTTATTGGTCGTGCGGATCAAACCAGCCTAGCGGTAGGTAAAGCTATCGAAGATGCTAGGGAAGCTGAGAAGAATGTTACAGACGTTCTGCGTATGGTGGCGGATCAAGCTGGTCACAAACTTCCTGAGCAATTCAACATTCAGTTCAAAGAAGAAGAGAACGAAGTTACTATTGTAGAAAAGGATTTACCAATGCCGATTGTGCAGAATGGAGTACACCATGAGTGAGCCAGAAATCACACAGCTTCAGCAGCAGCAGGCTCTGTTCACGGCTGCAATGGCGGCAGCGCTACAGGGTAAATGGACAGGTGAAGGCTCGGTAGAGGCCTTTCTGTATGCCTTAGATCCTGGGCTGCAAGGCACACTTACTCCTGATCCGCCACTTACTGAATCGGATGCCGAGAACCTCCCAAAAGGGTAACGTGGGATCCACATACAGCGATGCCAACGCAGAGGTCCAGCTGGACTTGTTCAGCATGTGCGTTGGCGTGGGTTCTACGTGCAACAGGACTAGATCCGTGGGCAACCGAAGACAAGTGTGTGGGCCAGATTGGGTACCCTGAGAACATCAATGGCACCTACGGGTTGATGGATGGTTCTGGCACACAATTGCGCAGGGTATTGGCAGAGTACGGCCAGGCATCTAGTCAAGGTTGGCTGACATTTGATACGGTGTATGCCATAGCAGGCGATACAACAGGGATGATGTCAGGTGGTGGCTGGTATCATTGGGTATCCCTGCGTGGACGTGATGGTGGCAATCTGTGGTTGGCTAACTCTGCACCAGGATACCGCGGAGTATGGGAATCGCTTAGCCGTGACGAATTCCAACGGTTAGGTCCATTTAGCGTAGTGTGGTTGGAGGCTTAGGTGGCAACTCATCAGATTCTACAGGTAGTGGCTCTAGTGCTACTAGTTATCGCAGCACTGGCATCCTGGACATGGCGACCAGGGTGGGATCATTCTTATGGGCATACCCTTGGTTGGGCTGGACTGGCATTCTACGTGTTAGCTGGCTTGACCGGCTAGTTCCTCTGGATCCCCCGTAGGCCACGGCGGGGGAGGCGAAAGACCCCCGAAACTACTGCGGTGCTTGCCCGCCGCTAGCAGTAGAAAGTAGGGGGTCTTTCTATGCCCTCCCTGCTGCGATGTCCTCACCAAACTTCTTGAGTTCCTTAGCGATAGAGTCCATGTATTGCAGGTCTTCTTCGGTTGGTTCACTATCCTCAGAAAATCCAAGCATCATAGCATCCATCAAAGAAGCTGCACCACCATAGAATGCACGGCGCATTTCCTGGCGTTGAATATCGCTGGTGTTTGCTACACCAGTTTTCAGTTCGAATGTTGTCCATTGATTTGCTAACGAAAGTCTCTTTGGCATCTATTTTCCATGGGCACAAAAATAGGGTGAGTTGCCTCACCCTATAACTAAGCAGCTTATGTTACGATGGACAATGATCGTTCTGGCTATTGAGTCCGTCAAGACGGTTTGCCTCAGCCAGGACCGTATCGCGGTTACCGCTTGCCAGCGCTGTGTTCACCTCAGACAACACCTGGCTGGTCGAAAGTGCGAAGTTGATAGTCTTGCTGTTGAGTAGCGACGCAACTGCTTGACGCAACAGGATACGATCTGCATCCGCTACCGTTGGACCACCCTGGTAGTTGAGAGCAGTCAGCAGAGTATCGTTCGCCAAGCCTGCTGGCAGGATGAATCCCGCAGCGGTCAGTGTTGTGCTTGGTGTAAGCCCTGCTGGATAGGCACCGAAGTGTTGCGTCTGCTTCCAGAACCCTGCTGTGCAACCCTGGAATGGTGCACTAGTTGGGGTTGCCGTTGGTGGTACTGGCGTGTTGGTTGGAGTATTCGTTGGAGTCGCCGTCGGAGGTACCGGAGTATTTGTAGGAGTTGCAGTATTAGTCGGTGTTGCCGTCGGCGGAACTGGTGTGTTTGTCGGTGTCGGGGTATTTGTTGGCGTATTGGTTGGCGTCGGGGTATTGGTTGGAGTGTTCGTCGGGGTAGCTGTAGGCGTCGGCGTATTCACTGGTGCCGAAGCCGCAGCCTGTGAGATGTTTGGCCCGATGGGACAATCCGACGCGCCCGAAGTGCACAGGTCGTTGAACTCGATGGTAGCATCGTCGTCGACCTTGCCATCACCGCCCAGGTCTCCCTCCCGAACGATGTAGAGTTGCGCGCGAGCAAACGCCACTGAGCCGCCTGTCGGCAGCGTGCAAAGCGTTGCTCCTGTGCCGCCTACTATGACGGGATTGTTAGCAGCATCGGTGCAGACTGCTCCGCCTGCATAACCAGCAATGGTGCGGCTCGGTAGAATCTCGCCTGACGGAATGTCTCCATCGAAGGCGTGTACTACGTCGGTAAGTGAGTCCACGGTCAGTGTGTCACCGTGGGTATCAAGCAAGATCGAGTTGGCGATCAAGAAGCCGCAGTTGTATGGATCACCCACATTGACTGGACTGTCGCAACCCTTGGCAAAGCCGATACCGTGTGTTGGTGGCGTCTGAGCGAAAACACCTGCGATTGGTATCATTGCTCCAAGCAAACCACCGATGATAAGTGTACCAAGAGCGATACGCCAACGACGCGTTCGAAGACTTGTCATTGTATCTCCTCTGTAATGGCAAAGAGAACCCCCTGCGGATGACCCATCACACAGGGGGTTATGCACTCTGCAGAGTACTACGCAGGCGGAGCTGGTGTTGGCTCCGGTTGCGGCTCTGGCTCTGGATCCGGATCCGGCGGTTTGGGATCTTCAAACATATAGTGCCCTCCTTTCTACAGATTGCCAACTGACTACTTGTATAGAATGAGGCTCGAAGGGGAGTTGTACTTCGTTATCCTCTATACACCCTTTAGGTCTCAAACAGTTGGAACCCCGCAGCTCCCTCCTAGTTTGAGATCTACCAAAGCCCTACCATAGAACACCGCGACGCGCTATGGACCCTCGCCAGTTAGCGCAAACAGTGTAACATAAGCGGCAAGGGTTACGCGCTGAGTGTATAGCTGTCTGCTTCTTCGTCGATGGCTACTGGATAGCCCTTGGTCCTGAGGAATTTGGCGAAGTAGGCAACGTCGAAGTTTTTGTACGCCTTGGGATCTGCGAGAGCGTCCACTCCCTTTTTCTCAGCGTAGCTTGCGGCACGCTTCTTGATCTGGGCAGATGTCCCACCCCTCTTCATAGCACGCATGACGAAGTCTCGCATACTATTGGGATTGGGAGTGTAGGATGCTTCGTCGTCAACTTCTTTGACGGGCTTCTTAGTGACTGCGGCTTTGGTTGTAGCCTTGCCATTGGTGCGGGACTTGGTAACAGGTGCAGCTACAGACTTCTTCGCAGGAACTACAACTACTTCCTCTTCCTCTTCGTCATCTTCCTCAACTGCAATAGGCTTGCGAGCCTTCGCGGGCGTGCTCGTCTTTGGCATCTCGATTCTCCTTAGTAGCCATAATAGATTTGGGAGTCCTATCTCCCTAATTGGCTGCACAAAAGCACTATAACACGGACGGTTCTGGTTTGCAAGCCTATTTTTGGTACTCGGCTGCCTTCTGATTCGCCTGACGCTCAACCAGCTCGAATATACGTTTGTACGCTTGGGTAGACGTCTCACCTTCACGTAAGGTAGTTTCCGCCCAGGCTTCTGCACGTAGACTCTGGTAGTCACCCATATTCAAGGTAACCCCAAAGCTTACACCTATACGGTCGCCCTCGTCCAGCGGCGGTAGGTTAGCTTTCTGAATCGTCTGATTTCTTGGCATTCTTGTCCAATCCAATGATGTAGGGCTTGTGGTTCTGCAGGATGCTTACACCTTCTATATCGGCAATACTGAGCAAGCCATCCCGCATAAGCTGGAAGATAGCTGCATCATTGCGCACTTCTTGCGGGACAATGGTAAACACCAGTTCCTCTGGTATGTTGCGGCGCTTGAGCAACTTCTTCAGTTCTTCGTCTTTCCAGATTTGGGTGGTACCCTGACGTTTTTGCCATTTGATACCTGTCTCTGTGTCAGTAACGTCAGTAAGGTTGTGGCGCTCATAGTATGCCAGCACCCAACTGTTGATGTTGTCGATACTCCTGGTGAGTACCTTGCGCCGATCATCAAGATCTTTACGCCTGCGTAGCCAGCCAAGGAGATCAGCCTTGCCTTTGATTCGCACGAATAATTTCTAGCTCCATTTCTACGTATGCTTTTCGTCTTTCAAACCATTGGTTCTTAAGGACGCGCGGTTCGTCCACGTAATCACGGACGATAACATCTCTCTTTCGGGGATGCCTACGTTGAATACGTCCAACTTGCTGCGCAATTTTGCCTTGTGCCCTTGTGGGAAACACAAGGTGAAGCCTGTCGAGGCGTGGGATATCGAGTCCCTCGTCTGCCAGCTTAGTTCCAAATAGTACGCGCAGATCGCCTTTTCGAGCAGACTTGATAGCTGCTTCCCTTTCCTTCTTCGTACGACCGATAGTGCGTACGATGCGTCCGTACTTATCCTTCTTAGTTCCTCCGGCGATAAGGAGCTCTTGGGTAATGTCAGGTCTACGTGCTTGTAGAGATTTTGCCAGGAGGTCGAGGTGGTCGATCTGCTGAGATAGGACAAGTTGGACGTGGTCACCTGAGTCGTAATCTCGGATGATGTTCTCGATAATCTGGGCATTTCTTCGTCTATCATGTATCAGAGAGCGAACCATTGGCTGCCATTGCCGCATATTGGTGTACGGGTAAGTAAAGCCTGTTTCTTCAACCATCACGACGGGGTCTACAATAAGTCCAGCCTGCTTTAGCGCCCTACGTTGCACCTTGGCAATAACTGGCCCAC